TAATAAATCAAGATGCACCCATTTGTATTTTTCAAAATTTTTAATATTTTTTTTGTTTTGTTCATTTCTATAAGTCATCAAATCAATTTCATGGTCATTTTTTTCTAAATAATCTACAATGCCATCGCAGATGCTCGATGAACCGCCTATAATTAATACTTTTTTCATTTGTTCCAATCCTCGCCCCATGAAAGCCTTACATTTTTACCAGAATAATCTTTGGATTTTATAATTAAATTAGCTATTTCTTTAGGATAAGTTATTGCTTTTTTGTTTAATTTATCTGGATGATCTTCTGGTAAAGATTCATAAAATAAACTCCCCGCTATAGTGCCTGGAGATATTGAAAAAGCTGACTGTTCTTTTTTTAACAAATTATTTAAAGACAATATATAGCTTTGTATTAAAGCTTTACCACTTGAATAAATAGGATCTTTTGAGCCATTATCTGCAGCACTTGACGATATAAAAATAATTGATCCATTATCAGAAAGACAACTTAATAGGCTATTAATTAATAAAATGTAATTTACACAAAAAACTCCATAAAATTGATTTAAAGCATCCCTTTGATCGTTTAATTTTGTACCATTAATTTGAGTTGAATTTGAAATAAAAAAAATAATTTTGTCATACTCTTTATCTTTTTGACTTCTTATAAAATCATTTACAATATAGTTATCTGAAAGATTTAAATGACTCCATATACAGTTTTTAAAATATTCTGTAACTTTTTTGGTGTCTCTATAAGTCATTCCTTCTATTGAGTAACCGTTATTTTCAAGCTCTCTTGCAACACTGGTGGCAGTTTTATTTGTCCCGCCAATAATTAAAACTTTTTGCAAAGTTGCCTCCATACTAAATATTATTTTTTATCTAATTTCAAAATCATTTAGAGCTGGTTTAAATCCAAGACAAATTATTTTGCCATTTTCTTTTACTCCAGCGTCTACAATAATTTTAGCTATTTCTTTTTTCCTTACAAGTTTGCTAGTATCATTGTAATTTTCATTTTTTGGATCCATAATTTCTTTTTTAATTTGAGTTGCAGGAAGTGGATAACCCCCCAATGTTTTTTCTTTATGCCCTTTAGGAACAATCCCAAGATGCTGGTAGTATGGCGCACTTTCATAAATCATTGTGGGAGCTATACTAAAAATTACTTGTTCTCCAGTAACTTTTTTTGACAAAGATCTAACGTAATTTTGCAAAGCACCTTTAGCAGCAGAATAATCAACCATATCTGTAGGCATATTGGCAGAAGCAGTTGATATATAAACAATGTGTCCATTTTTTGTAATCTTTTTAAATAAACTTCTAATTAATATCATATAATTAATTGTAAAATTTCCAAATAAATCAGATAAATATTCTCTACTTGTTATAAATGGATTTCTTCCACCACTATTATACGTTGGAACACAAATTACTTTATCGTAGTATTGATCTGGCAAAATATTAATAAAATTTTCAACACTATCTTTATTTGTTAAATCAAGATGTTGCCAATTATAATTACCATAAATTTTTCTATAATCACGATATGTCAACATATCAATTTCATAACCATGTTCTTCTAAATAGGATATAATTTCATCGCAAATACTTGAAGAGCCACCAATTATTAGTACTTTTTTCATTTTATCTTTTTGCTTTATCAATCATTTCTAAAAGGTCTTCTGGACCATTTATCATTCTTTTTTGTGCTTCAAATTTACCAAACTCACAAAGTTCATTTGCTATAGTAAACATTATGTCCACCATTCCCTGTGCATATTTAGCATCTGCACCAACAATTTCTTTTGCTTCATATTTCATTTTTATGCTTGAAGCCGTAAAATATTCACATAATTCTGTTAAAGATACGTAAATGTCGTCTTGATCTTCTATTGTTTTTAATGTTCCGTTTGCTATCATAGATGTATTCTACTATAGTATTCTCATGCTGTCAACTTGAAATTCGTCTTGATCATCCTCATCAATACCCATAAATTCCCGCAAATTTAAAGGAATTTCTTTTTTTTCAGGCACTCTAATTTGATTGCTTTCAGCTATTCTTGCATCTGATTGATCTTTAATTTGTTGTAGTTCATCTGCAAATACACCAGAATAAGTATATATTTCTACCTCGCCGTTTATGTCTCTTGGGGTAAGTGCTACAGCATTATATATCGCACCACAAACAGCGTCAGAAAGGTCTTTAGAACCCTTTCTAGGGTGGTCTACTTTGTCCTTTACAATACGCAATTGCAATAGCTCATCAATCAACAATTTAATTTGAGGGCCAAGCACACGCTCTTCAGTTATACACAAAGACATATCCTCATAATGTTTTTTAGCAACAGAAAGCAATTCAGTATTAATTCCGTGTGCTTTTAGCTGCTGCATCATATCATGAGAATTCCAACGGTCGAACGTAACCATTTTTAAATTAAATCCCCGCTGCCTTAAACTAATTATATATTCCTTTACTTCTGTAAAGTCTACAGATTTAGATGCAGTCGGGGTCCAAAAACGTACAGCATCAACAATAATTCTTGGAGCTGCTTCTTTATATTTTTCACCAATTTTCATTGTAACCCAGCTATCAGTATGTGCTAATGCTACTGCACAATGGTCATGCTTTTGGGCAAGGTCAACATGCACAAAATATAATTTGTCTGGGTCTGGTTGAAAATGATCGTCAAACCTGCCATATTCATCAACATTTAACTTTGGATTGCTGAACGCTTTTTCAATCACCGCACGATTTTTAAAAAACGCATCGGTAGCATCTGGAGGCATACATGCAAAACGAGATAAGGCATCTGTTGGGTCTGTATAAAAGTCAATAGTAAAATCTTCAATAGTTCTTGTGGGGTTTACTTCCCATGTAGGTCTTTTTAGAGCAAACATCTTTGGTACCTTGTATGAAATAATATGGTCTTCTTCCCATTCTATCTCAAATTCATTACCTTCTGTGCCATCTGGTAGATCAGGATCAACCTTAAGCATCTTATGCCTTAAAATAACTTCTTTTTCTGCAATTGCTTCGTTATACTTTTGCTGAATATAATCGTTTTTAAAACGTGGAAATGAAAGCAAAATAACTTTACCAAAATCTGGAAAACGTGAGTTTACAGATGCACGATACATCTTATAAATTGATGACGCAGTTTTTGCCTGATCATGGCCAGAGGTTGATTCTAATTCAAATCCTGAAATTTCATCAAGAATAACAACTAAAACGTTATATCCTTCCCAAGCTTCTCTTTCTGAGTGACCTGAGTGAACTGTAACGGATTTATCAAACTCGACCATGTTTGCCTTAGCAACATATTTTCCCTGAAACCATGGTGATTTTTCAATACGCTGGTTAAATCCCTTAAAGAAAACTCGGTTAGCCTGAATAGCATTGATAGCAATGTTAATAATATCAATAGCATCGCCTGGAGGTTTACCATAATATATTGCGGGATCTGAAAGACAAAGCAATAGATGAACCATGTATGCACAAGCAATTGTAGATGTATAGTCTTTTCCAGAACCTTTTCCAAGTTGTAGAATAACCTCAGAACAGGTTTGCTTCCAAATTTTTTCACCCTCTTCGGGGCCGTACAAGCGATATAAGGTATCTTTTTTATAAATTTGTGTTGATGCTTTAATAGATTTGTACTGTAATTCAGATAAAGGAGGCAACCCTAGATATTGCTTGTCTGTGACAAATTGCTCTAAGGTAACTGGCTTTTCTGAAAATTCATCACCAGTAAGTGCGTCTAAGAAGACATCAAAATCACTCATTGATAATTACAGCCTCGATTTGCCCAGTAACTTCTGACAACCTTCTTGATACTTCCCACTTACATGTTTCGCAAGATGACGTTACATCTCTAAGTATTCCTACTAATATGTCTTGCTTTCTTTCTGACTCTAAGATGGAATCAGCCATATCATTGTTTTCCAAGACTCCCGCCTTGTTAAGCATATCAATACGCTTAGACTCAATATCAGCAATAAGCTTTAATGCTTGTGTTTTTACTGGGAGTGCATCCTGCACATCTGCTTGCTCTAAGGTTCTCCACGCTTCCTTGATCAACATATTATAATGCTCATCTGCTCCAGCCAAAGCTTCCTTAGCACGAGCCTTAATTGCATTATTATCTTGAACTAAAGATTTCCAAGTTTGAATATGATTATCAACTTGGACACGAGTTAGACCAGTTGTTTTTGCAATTTGTGTAGCTGAGTTGCCCTTAAGCAACTCTTCTACTACTTTATTCATTTGGTCAAATTGACCTGCCACTTCAATTTCATTATCCATTATCGGTTTTATAAAATCCTGATCCTTTAAATTGAATCCCAAAAGGTGTGTAATATCTTACCATTATTGATTCACATTCTTCACATTTGTAAGAACCCTCTTCATCTGTAATTGAACGGGTAACTTCAAGAATTGCATGATCTTCATCGTCTACGCATCTATATACATATGTTGGCATATTTAATTATACTCCATTATTACTACTTTTGTCAACCGCAATTTTAAGTAAGATTAAATAACCAATCAAATCGTCAATATCATTGTCCCCTGCAAAACCTTGATTGTTTTTTACTCTATTTAATTTGTCATCAATTCGTACTTTAATCTGCTCAATTTCGTCCGATTGTGCAAATATTCTACTCGGTGAAAGAGCAGAATCTCCATAAGAAATATTTTTATCTATGAGTAATTGTGCAATTTCATGGCAAGCAACCCATATTTTTTGACCTGAAGGGGCCGAAACAGAATGCTGGTATAAGTCTAGGCAGAAAAACTCATTAGTATCTTCGTATACTGGCTTTAACATTAATCTCCTTTTTTACTATTAATAATATTCTATATTGTTTTTTTATTAAAGTCAATTCTTTCAAGCAACCATATATTAGACTCTAAAGTTATTTTATACAAAAGCTTTTTTGCTTTTGGGCTTAGAGCATAAGAATTAAAATTATATTTTTTAGGATGTTTTTCATTTGGATCTAGTTCTTTAGGTACGTAATCATCATTTTTCTTTTTACAATCAAAAAAGAAAAGATCTACAGGACAGTCAATACCATTTGATTCCACAGCCTTTAATATTTTTTCAACACCAGACCTTGAATAAAAAACTGCTCCTGTGTCCCACCATTGATAAAGCGGTACAACACCATTCACTTCTTCACCACTAAATCTGACAAACTCCATATCTCTTGTATGCAAAGTAAATAAATCAAAATCATCTGGCAGCTGATTTTTGTATTTTTCAAACAAATCAAAAAAATTTGTTTCTAAAACCACATCGTCTTCGAATACAAAAAGATATTCGTAATCACTTTCTAAAAACTTTTTAAAAGTTAATAGGTTACTTGCCCAAAGACCTATCTCGCCGTATGTTAACAAGTCTTTAAGATTTAAAGAAAAATGCTTTTCTTTAAAATTAATATAATCTTCTTCATTTTGAATTTTTATAGTATCATTATTAAGATTATCATACTTAATTGATAAAATTTGTTTTAATGATAAATAACAGCCAAACCTTCTCTGGTAGTCTTTACCAAGTTTAGGTATGTGAAAAATGCTAAAGCAGGTACTATTTTTTTCCATCTTTAATCCATTTTCTAGGTTTTTTAATAAGATCAAAACGCTCTAATGCTCTTTGTATTGTCATGTGTGAACACTTTGCTTCCATAGCCATTTGCAGAACTGTTTTCTTTTCTACAGAATATCTTTTAACTACCCAGTCTTTGTTTTCCCAAAGCTTTGTACTTTTAGCCATTATACCTCCTTACACAATTTCATTTATCGCATACCACGCAATTCCCGCAGAATCTGCCACGTTATCGGACTCAGTTTGGATGCCCAGATTTCTAGCAAAGTCAATTGTCCTTTGCTTTCTACGTTCTCTGATCTTTCCCTTAATCCAGTTGTCGGATTTGTCGGGGAATTCAGCTCTGATTGCATCTTTTTCCGCCTTGGTATAATTTTTATTACCTATGTAAGATTGCCAAGTTATTGGATGCACCTCAACAACCTCTACATTATCACTAAGTAACTCTCCCATTATAGCACCAAATACGTATGCCATCTTCATTCCAGTTGCTACGGATTTAACTGAAATTGCTGCTTCAATAACAACAAAATCAAAATCCAATGTATGTTTAAATGATTTTATTTTATTTTTGGCATCAAGTATTCTTTCATACACATCTGCACCTTGAAATGTAATTTCTCCCCATTTTACTGCCTTATCTTTATTCATAAGGCAAAACGCAAAGCTATTTGTGCTTGCGTCAATTCCTAAAACTTTAGTTCCTTTATTTTTTGCTAGTTTTGCCAGTGACATCTTTTAACATTTCTATTATTGCTTCACGATCTTTTCTTTTTTGAGCATTTTCGCAACGATCACATTTGTTGCTTTCATTATATCTACTTAAAATAACGCTGCATCCATCTGCCTTACATATCCTTTTTTTACCCGCAAGTCTTTCTTTTTTTTCACGATATTTTTCTTTTAATTTTTCATTTGTAGCAGTTCTGCAACATTCATCAGAACAATATTTCATATTATGAGTTCTGGGCTCAAAATCATTAAAGCATCCATCATATGAACATTTCATATGATATCTCCCTTAAACTCTACCAGATTTAACCACTCATGGTTTTCTTTAAATGATTTAGATTGTGTTTCATCAAATATTTTTTCATTACAATGAATACCATTTATTCCTACATGGTTTGATCGGGATGCCATTGGATTTATATTTTTTAATTTATTTTTTGGCAAAAGCCTTAAGTTTAAATGCCAATCCCAACCGTTATGAACTGGATCAGAAGAATAATCTTTGTCCCAATTTTCTACAAAATAATCTACCCAATATTTTTTCCATGTTCCCCAAACAAGTCCATTAAATCCTTGCTCACGAACAACTGTGCTTGGGTCATATGTTCCCCACTTAGTGTTAGCAGAAATAATTGCTATTTCCTGATCATCACGATACATTTTTTCTAACTTATCAAAATATCTTAATATGTCTTTAGATACGACTACATCATCTTCAGCTAATACTACAAAATCGTATTCTTTAAATAATTTTTCAAAACCCTGCCAGGTGTTAGTTGCATTGCCTAGAAGCTTGGCATTGTAGTTAATGCTAAAATAACTTACGTCTACAGTATCTATAAAGTTATTAATGACATCAAGAATCTGATCTCTAACTTCGCTAGGCTCAACATAAAAATGTAGGTGCCATCCATTAAAATTTTCTATTTTTGACCAGCTGATGAGTGTTTCTTTTAAGTAGTCTACCCTATTAAACGTTGTAAAAAAGATTGCTTTTTTCATTTTTCAAGCACCAATGGTTCTATGTAAACTTCTCCCAAATCTTTTTTGTCGGACCAACATACCTTTTTTACTGGACATCCTTTGCAAGCCCACTGAGATTTAGTAAAAGTGCGTTCTGGCAAAGTTCCAGCCTCGTAGGCTGAATACACTTTGCGTAACCAATTCCATACATCATCAACCAGCTTAGTATTTTTTTCATCCATATTTATTGGAATGATTAAAAAGCTATTATCATTTTTGTTCTCATAAAAGAAAAATCCCTGTTTAGCTCCACGAATTTTCATGTAGGTAAGTAGTTGAACTTTATGATATGGCAATCCTTGCATCTCTGCTTGACGAATATCAAAAATTTCTTGCTTGGCAGATTTAATTTCTCCTACTACTTCTTGTCCATTCCACTCAATAAAAGTGTCTGCAAAGCCTCTAATTGGAGGATCATCGTGTGTAACTTCTGTTTCATTTGCTTTGAATACTGGCGTTTTAGCCATGATTTTTTGTATACGCTCATGGACATACGTACCATTATCCATATTAACGACACCCATAGCATCGGTTTCATTTTCAAATTCAGCACCAGTAAAAGCAATGAACCAATATCTAGGACAGTTACCGTTACCATAGCCAACACTACTAGGACTAAAAGTCTTTTTTTGAGTAAATTCATTTGGCCTCTTTTCACTTAAAACTGCTTCTTCATACATTTCTGCAAAAGCAATTGGATCAAATCCTTCTGGGTTTGAATTTTTTTGAAATTTTAAATTAGCAATTAAATCTCTACCCATTTTTTACACCCACACGTTTTTTACACCTTGTGCACATAATATATGTTTTGCCAGTAAAGGGACAAGCAACGTCTTCTGTTTTATGTTTATGAAAAAAATTAAATATATTCATTAAGCTCCAAATCGTGCAGAATACTTTAAAGCATCAACAAGTCTGTTAATAGCTTCTTCTGCTGTATAGTATACGTTTTTCTTTTTTGAATTTTCCCCACCTTTTTCAAATGTGGTGTAATACCTTGACATAATTGCAAATTTAGCAGCAAGTGCTTGCATTTTTACAATAAGGTCAGGAGCTTTAGTTGATGGTACATCTGGCTTAGCAATTAATTTAATAATTAAATCAAGGGCATAATCAAGATCAGCATCATTCATATATGTCTTCATATCATTAAATTCTGTAAGTTCGCTAATTAACTCAATTACTGGCTTTTCCATATTATTCCTTAATGATTCAATATGTCGTTTAAATATTCTTCCATTTCATGTGGCTCTCTGTGTGGCGAATAGTTAACAACCTTTCCATACTTGTCTATCAAGCACTTTTCAAAATTCCAAGCAATTTCTTTTCCAATTTCTGAAGTTAAGTATTTATAAACAGGGTCTGCATTTTCACCATTTACATCAATTTTAGATGCAATTGTAAATGTAACACCATAATTAGTCTTACAAAACTCTTCAATTTCTTCATTAGTCCCTGGCTCTTGTCCACCAAACTGATTACATGGGAAAGCAACAATTTCAAAACCTCTATCATGATACTGCTTGTAAAGTTTTTCTAGGCCTTCGTACTGTGCGGTAAAACCACATCTGCTTGCCACGTTAATAATTAGTAAAACCTTGCCCTTATAGTTAGAGAAAGGTATAACGTTTCCCTTGTTATCAGTAAAACTGAAATCATATATATTCATTTTTTTCCTATTCTAGTATTCTTACTACAAATTGGCAGGGATCCCCACCAGCTTCCCACTCATCTATTTCTTCTTGAGAAATTGGATCAATTCCCTCATGAGTAGCGCATTGCATTTTTGATATCCAACCTTGGTTTATTCCGTTGTTAAACCAAATTAGGAATTCTTGTTGATTTTTTTCTGTTATCATTTTAACCCTGACTATTTTATAATAATAATATTCTCATCTAATTGTACCAGTTTACCGTACACTTTGTCTACCCGTTGCCCTGGAAATTGCAAAGTTACAGCATGTGTATATTTAGATACAAAATCATTTGTTTTTTCTTCTTGCTTCTTCATAAAATCTTCATCATAAAACACACTATTCTCTATAAATTCTTTGTCTCCCTCAGTAGAATAAGGAATAAAAATTCTCATAAAATATCTATCTGCTCCTGAAAAATTTTCAACAGCATGATAAAAAGGTGCGCCTGATGGAAATACAGTTACATCACCTTTTTTAGGTTTATATTTATAAGCTTTATTTTCTGCTTCTGAGTAAAAACATATTTCTCCGCCATCATAATTATCATTAAGATAAAAAGTTATAGTAACAATTTGATGCCAATCAGAGTCGTTAATTTCTGGCATTTCATCAACGTGGTACTCAAGCATTAATCCATCTTTAGATTTTGTTTTGAAAAGCTCTTCACTATACTTATAAATATTTATCGGTACAGGATCCAACTTTTCATAGACCTTTTCCCATTGATTTATGTATGTTGGCCAAACGCCTTTTTCTTTTAAATAATCGTCCAAATATTCTTTTTGAATAAAATCGTAAACATTAGCAATATATTTTAAAATTTTCTTTTCATCATTATCTTCTGAATAAAAATCTTTTCTATAAAACAGTTGACTTATATTTTCACCTTGATCGTACCAAGGTTCCCATTTTGGCCATAAGGAATCAGTACGATCTTTGTTTTCTATAATATCAATTAGTTCATCACAATGTTCAAATAAATTTTTATATACAATTATTTGTGGAGCAATAACTAGCTTTTCAAACATTTTTATCACCCTCATCATAATTTATGTTTAATCGTAAAGATTTTACTTCATGTTTTCCAATAATATTACCTAAATGATCAACGCCTTTTTGATAAAATTTTAAAAATTTTCCTTGACGTTGACCTTCTTTTAAAGCTGCTATATACTCTGGCCCGTGAACTTCTTGAAACGGATATGGATTTTTATGAACAGTTAATGAAGCATCTTGAAACTGAGAAACAGATATTGGTAAAATACACCCCACATATGTCCCAGCTGGCACAAAATATTCTTTATTTGGTATATCCAATTGCCAAACTATAGGTAATAGTTGTGTAAAAAAAGAAGTTGATAATACAGTGGTTAAAACTGTTGCATCTTTAATTGGCTGATTAGGAACTGGCATTGTTAAAAGACTTGTATTTTCATCTGTTTTAAAAACAAGGTTAGTATGAAAACTTACGCTTCCAGCACCACGGTCGGGGCCCACAAAATTTTCTCCTTTTAAAACTTTAGATGGGTGTCTTACATCTCCATCCCAAATAAATGATATGTCTTCATCAAAATAAATCCCATAACCCAAAGAATTTCCCAAAACTAAAGGTGTGCAATTGTAGACAGCTGGATTCATCCATTCACGTTTAATCTTTAATTGCTCTATCTTTGCAGTAGGCAGATTATTATTAACTGGATAAGCGTCAAATTTATACATCTCTATTTTCCCAACACTCAATCATTTGTTCCAGTAGCGACCATTCAATAACAGCGAGTCTAGTTTTTTGACCCTCTCCTCCAAGGATAAGCTTAAGAACTGGGTATTTATCCCTAGAGACCTTAAACGTATCCGTGCAAATTTTAGCCCAAATTTCCTTACTAATGGAGATTGACTTTGCATACTCTTTATAGTCAACGACGAAATCATGCCAGATAGCATCGCCTTTTTGATAATCCCCACGCCCAGAATTTTTTTGACCTTTTGCTCCATCACGTTTTATTTCACTTCTTTCTGACATTAGAAAGCCACACTCGATTTATGACCGTTAGCGCACACCCAATAAATTTTGCCTTTTTGTTTATCTATACTTGCTTCGGTATTTATTTCATTGCAAGATATGTTTTGACAACTAAATGTGCCCAAAGCTATATCTTTTTCTTCAGCTTTATATATTTTTTCATTTAAAAATTTATCAAGATTTGTCATAAATCTCCTGCTTAATCTTTTCAGCAACTTCTGGATTTTCACGCAAATATTCTACAGCCTTAGCACGACCCTGGAATCGCTCTTCATTAACCGTGTACCAAGCACCGCCCTTTTGAACAATACCCATCATTTCGGCAACATCTAGAATTTCTCCAACGGAATCAACTCCAACTTTATCCCCTTGGAAATAAAAATCGTATTGACCGCTGAGACCCATTGGCCCAGTTTTATTATAGTCAATGATCCAGTTAACGGGTCTGCCAACTTTTTGTTCAATAATCTTGTCACCAACTTGGATTCCAGATTTAATAGCATTTGCATCAGCTTCGGATGCCCAGAGCTTAATAACGGTACTGGAGAAAAATTTAACTGCCATACCCCCAGTCGGGATATGCGACGCATGCATACTTCCAAATTGATTTCTCTGTTGAGAAATAAGAACGAGTAGCGTATTTTTATTGGCATAGTTAAGCATTTTGACTGCATGTGTCATATCCTTTGCTTCTGCACCGATCTGCTTGGTGTCTTCTAACTTCTTAAGATCAGAACTATCTTTCTCAAAATAAATAGCGGGGAGTAGTGC